TAGGTCAGCCCTCATTTGCATGCGCAGGGCCGACGCGATTTTAGGCCGAAGGGGCTACAGCCCTCACTGTCTTGTGTTAGAGTCGATAGCCACCACGCATAGGGGTAGAACGCGAGTTTCTGCGATTGCTCCCGCTTGTGCGTTTGAACAATTTTCGACTCCGACTGCGTTTCATTCGTTTACGTCTCATTTGAGATCCTCCATAAGTTGAAAGAGTTCTTTAGTTTCGGCCTCATTAAGGCCAGTAGTAGCACCTTTACGTTGTAGGTGCTCCAGTTTGCGGTTCTTCCAATTGGGATAGATACCAGGCGTTTTGCCTTTAGTTATCTTCGGAACCGCTTTAGTGGCACTAGATGTTGTGCCACGCATTTTACTACGGATATTAGCCATACCTTTTTTGAAGCCGCCGAAGATATTTTTCGCCGTAGTGCCTAAGCCAGTAATAATCGAAGCTGCTTCATCACCAACACCAGTTTGAGAATTGAGCCGCGAGGCATCAGTCATGTCCTGCATCCACTTGGGAAGACTATTGTAGAAGTCCAACATATTTTGATCCAAGGTAGCAGAGACGTTAGCTTTCGCAGTGTTCGCCCGTTGTAGGGCAGAAGACGCACCACGCGAAATCCCGGCAGACATGTCGGGAAGCGAAGGTGCAGAGCCGGTGGGCGTTGAAGCGCCTTTACCACCGGCAGAAAGAATAGGATTAAGCCCAGCCGCACGCAGGTCGGCAACCTCACGTTGGTGGGCAGTATTAGACATCCGCTCTTGAAACTTGCGATTGAAACTCGCTTCATCCGATGTCTGTTTCGCCGTAAGAGCAGAAGCACCGAGGCCCCCCAATGGGGACCCCACGGCAGAATTAACAGTACCGAGTACGTCTTTGAAAAATCCCACTTGTGCACCTCCTAGAAGTGATCCACAAGACCAGGCACGCTATAAACGGGCATCGGTCTAGTAGCGGAAATATCGAAGTACGCATCGAATGTAAAAGTTGGTTCGTCCACAACGGCAACCACACGTTCGATCGGCATATTTTCTTCGATGAAATCCTTGTTAAGTACAGGCAACTCGCTGAAATCCTGAGAGAGATGCCATACATCGAGCGAAGTAGGATCAACAGAACGCATCTTGCCAGTAATCATCGAGGGAGCGTAACGGTATTCGGCCCATCGTTCCTGATAGCCGAACACATCGAGATCCGCAGCACTGTTTTGAGCGTAGATTTCCTGATTAAGAACGGCTTGCTCGCCCAAATGGGACAAGGCCGGCCAGAAGAAATCATACTTCGTAGAACGCGACCACATTTTATTTAGAGCACTCTGGTAAGTAATATCAGCACGAATTTGTACAAAACCAAATACATATCCATGTTCCACGAAAGACTTGGTAAAACCAACTCCAGATTGTGCATGGTAGCCAACAGCACCAAGAGTACCAAGAGGGGTACCAGTTTCCAGCGATTGTGTAGTTTGAGCCACAGGAGTAACCTGGATAAAGCGGGAACCACCGCCCAGGTATTCAGGACGTTGCAAACGAGAGTCTGGGCTATTCACAAGAAAATGACTCTTGATAATCTCAGTATAACGAGTTCCGCCCCTGGCATCCCGTTCAAGCAGCTTTTGCAATTGGAAAGTCTCACGGAGAGAGTTGATCGTAGGGCCAACAGCCTCACTCAAGTCAGCAATTAAACCCGAAGTATCAGGGTTCGGATTAATACCAAGAGCTCTGTTATCAAAAGCAAAGCTAGACCCGGCCGCATTCGTACCGGCTGGCACATTATACCACTGGGTAGCAGACTCAACAGCACTACCGCCAGCAATACGAGCAATACCAACATCATTGGTGCCATCAGTAAGACCCAAAGAAAGCCCGGTACCATAAACAGGAGCCGAAGTACCCAAAGGAAGCTCGACACCGGGTCCCTTTTGAGGCCAGGGGAGACAAGAGGTGAAATAATCGTGGCGTTTCCCACGCTTGAGCAGATTGTAACTCAAAATATCATCAGGCCCTTCATCATGTTCCACTTTGACAGAATCACACAAATTTTGATCCCGGAACCATTCGTCGTAAATCAAGTTATATCCGCGGAAGGGAAGGGCATTCACAGTAAGGCCGGCAACACCTGTAGGGAGGCCGAAATAATCGGCCAGAGAACCGATAGCAAAGCCATCGGTAATATCGGACTGAACCGTAGGCACGACAAAGTCGGTGGAATCACCTGGGTCCTTTTGTTCGCCCATAAATTGTTGGAATTGATCCCACACAAGGCGATTAGGAACGAAGAAGAAAAAGAAGTCCATGAACATATTATCCATAATTGGGACAATTGGAGTGTTCAGACGGGCAATTGACGAGAGTTTCACATTGAAGGTGTCCCCAGGAAGAATCTCATCACAGTAAATCGGATAAATATAATCCGGGTCCAGGGTAGTCTTGTACCCATGGGACCGCTTGAAGGTTGAACGTTGGATATTTGCAGAGGGAATTCTCGAGAATTCATGACTCATGACAGACTTTTGTCTATGTCTTTTGAATGGCATTTCTGGCCCTTTCGGAAGTAATGGTGTCAGTCCGCACAGTTAATATCAAGTAGGTGAACTGTGAACGGCCCTACTCGGGCTTCGCCGAGTCAGGTCCGGAGGCAGCAATCGCCTGCTTAGGAGGCACGATAACGGGTCTCTCGACCGCTGTAACGGGATATTCGCCTCCATCGGGCTTGGGCAGAGGTCTTTCGACTAAACCGAGCTCCTGGGCTTCTGAGAGATTGTCAGGGTCATCCAGAAACGAGAGCAATTGCCCAGGGTCATTGTTAAACCTTGTACGCAGATGAGAAGGCAGACGAGAAAACTCGCTTTCCGCTTCAATAATACGGTTCTTCATGTCATGAAAGTCCGTAGCGTTGGTGAAATCGCCATACTGAGCCTCTTGCGCGTTAGATTCGAGGAAACCCGTTACACGGTATTTCTTCATGACGTTGTTAATATCAACGTCGTTTTTGTGGTGTCCTTCCACCACAGAGCCTGCATCCGTGATAAACGATACACGCCGCGAGCCATTCGCTCGCTTGTCAATTACTTTTTTCATCTTATGTCCTTTCAAATGGAAAGAGGGGGCCACGTAACATACGCAGCCCCCTATGGTTAGAATCAGCAGATAAGAGAACAATCTCATCACGCTGGGACTCCGACAAGATCGGTAAAGTCGATAACGTGAGTTTTTTCAATCATCGGGCAAGTCAAGGCACATTCGTCATCATAAGTGCCGATTTCCCAGAGCTCATAATCGCCTGGATGTTTGCCATATTGATGATCTGGGTTATTGGCTAGCTCGCCAAAGGCTCGGCAGGCCACGCCCGTATTATGCAAGAAAACAGGCGGATTATAGATTTTGGCTTTTTTGTCAAACACAGAATACATTTTAGTGATCATTTTCGTAAGTCCTTACTAACCTAGATAGTTTTGATTGCAGCACCTTCTCACGAACGCGAAGGCGAGCAGCTGTATTATCGTCAGAATTCAGCATAGAATCCAGCTTTCTTTTGTTCTTGATTTTGAGAAACTCCTCTGGATGGCTTAATTCGTACATATTGTCGTAAAATCGAGGTGATTTGAAAGATTTTCCTCCAGCCGTTACAAAGTCTTTCGGGTACACGGAGGAAGGGTTTTTTTTGAACCAGGATGCGGCGATCCCTGGCCGACGAGACATAGTGGTGTATTCCGGTTGGAGTTGGTACTCTTCCCCGGTCTGTAGGTCGTACCGTTTGTAGTAATCGTCCGCGAGCTTCCCATTCATTTTCTTCAGGATATAGCGAGCGACGTAAGCAGCAGAGTCGACAGTTACATGTCCTACCATTGAGTATCCGAATGGCCATAATTTCTCCAATTCTTGAGAACGATAGTAATGATTTGTACCACGACTTTCGAGAAGTACTTTGTCAGGAAAATCAAAGTTAAATAGGCAAGCATGGTGATGAGGCCGTGTATATTTATCGCCATACTCACCAGCATGAAAGAACCGAATAGGGTAGTGTAAGTCATCATTTTCAGCAGTACCGTCCATTTCCATAAATGCAAGGTCTTTCATCGAATAGACCTCATGAGTGATCTTTGAAACCGGTTGTATACCCGAAAAGCGTTTCCGGAGTCGCTTCATAAAATTTTGGAAGTCCGACTTCACTAAAGTCCCGCGAGAGTTGATAGTATCGTCGCTAAAAGTCAGAGTAATAAAACAGTTATTATCATAAAGCGAGCTTTCATGGATACACCGGATAGCCCAAGACTTTGAGCGATCCATGCGGCAGCCAGAACAATTAGAACAAGGAAGAAGAAGAGTTTCGAAGGGGCAGTCAGATACATCGGAGTGGTTGAAACAAATCACAGATTTGCCATTATCGGTTTTTTTATTAATTGCCCGGTAGGCTTTGATTGGGTGATA